CTACCTAAAAAACAGGCAGGTCATACTTCAAGGCAAACCACAATGTCATTGGTGCGGCACACAACCAGCCACACAAGCAGATCACCTAATCGAAGTAGACAGAGGCGGCGGACACGAACTAGAAAACCTTGTGCCATCATGCGCTAAATGCAACAACACACGCGCACACCTTTACTCAAGTGCGAAGGCTGTAACAAAAAACCATGCACGGGCCGAAGCATTACGCGACAACGGAATCGAAATACAAAAATCAAAACCGTTTTTTTATACACGAACCGAATTGTCCCCGACCCAATCATTCTCTATCGCAAACGACCAGCCAGGATTGGCGTTAACTGGCCATGCTCAGCCGCGATTGGAAACGATGGTGGCGGATCACGCTGGTTCGTTCGGTTCTGAAGTTGCTGAGTGGTCTGCCCAGTACCTGAATATGGATTTGATGAATTGGCAGAAGCGTGTTCTTGATGGCCAGTTGGCGTTTGGTGATGATGGTGATTTGGTGCATCGGTATTCTTTGGTCTCTACTGCACGGCAGAACGGTAAAACGGTTGCGTTGGCTGCGTTGGTTGGTTGGTGGCTGACTTCTATGTCGAGTGTGCGTGATAAACCGCAAACTGTTTTGTCTACAGCGCATCGCTTGGATTTGGCGGTGATGTTGTATGACTATCTTGCACCGATTTTGCAAAAAAGTTTTAACGCCAAACTGATGTCTAGTTATGGTCGCAATAGTGTCACAATGCCTGACGGGTCGCGCTGGTTTATTCGGGCCGCAAACAATTCTGTTGGTCATGGCATGTCAGCCAGCTTGATTGTCGCTGACGAGTGTTGGGACATCAACCGCGAAGTAGTCGATGGCGGTTTGTTGCCAGCGCAACGCGCACAACGATCACCGCTGCTATCTATGTGGTCTACGGCTGGCACGGAAGCCAGTACCGCGATGTTGCGTTGGCGTGAACAGGGACTGCGACAGATTGACAAGCGCGAACCGTCAACACTTTATTTTGCTGAATGGTCGCCGCCGCCAGACTTGTCCCCAATGAATCCACAGTCTTGGCCGTACGCAAATCCTGCGCTTGGTACAACACTCGACATGAAAACGATTGAAGCCGAATCTGAAAATCCTGATCGCATAAGTTTCTTACGGGCATCGTGTAATTTATGGGTGGCCAGCGACAAGTCATGGATACAGCCAGGAATTTGGACCGAACTGGAATATGCCGATCCAATACCTGCTGGCGGTGTCGTCGCCATTGAATCGTCACTAACAGACGAACGCTATTTCGGTGTCAGATCGGTTGTGTTGCCTGATCGTCGCACAGTTGTCACGGTCGCATTTGTTGCCGACACCTACGACCAAATGATCGGCGAAGTAAACCAAATCGCTAAAGACCCAACGGTCAAATTTGCTATATCGCCATCAATCGACATTCATTGGCCAACCGCGTTAGAGCGCAGACGCATCGTCGTCGGCTACGCAGAAATCCTAAAATTTACGCCGCGCATACGGTCAATGATTCACGAAAAACTGTTGTGGCACACAGGCGAAACAATGTTGGCTGAACATGTCCAGCGTGCGGTTGCGGTGCGGTCACAAAACAGCATCGCATTATCGTCGCAACGATCACCAGGCCCTATCGAATTAGCGCGATGTTTAGTGTGGTCAGCGGCGCTGGCATCGCGACCAACTACGACAGGTAAACCGATGATTGTTGTGGCAGGTGGCTAGTATTTTGTCGGGCGGCCGTTGATGCCTTACTTTCTCGGTTACGGATTGGCGGTCGCCTATACACAACGGTCAAATAGTTTGGTGGCATACTTAGCGCATGGGCATTTTTAATCGCACGGTAAGCAAGGCCGCAATTTCACCACAACCACAGAAAGCGGCTGCTGCTGGTTCCGCTAGTTATTACACAAACAGCGTGAACAATGGTGGCGCGCAAATGATCGGCCAATATTATTCTTATATTGAAGGCCCTGCGCGCAACCGTGCGATGAGTGTGCCAACAATTAGTCGTGCGCGCGATCTGATGGCCAGCGTCATCAGTTGCATGAACTTAAAGATGTACACCGAAATTTGGAACGGCAACGAAATGGAAAAAGTGCCATTAGCGCCGCGCACATGGTTGCGCCGCATTGATCCAAGTGTGCCCAATTCATTTACACTCGCCTGGTTACTGGACGACCTATTCTTTTTTGGAAGGTCGTTTCTCTATGTGACCGCGAGAACGGCCGACAATTATCCAACAGCGTTTACACGCATACCTGCCGCAATGATTCAAACATTGGATCAATCAGGGCCAGTTTGGTTTGCACCATCAAAACAAATCATGTTTCAAGGCGCTGAACTAAATCCTGATGATGTGATCCAATTCTTGTCACCAATACAAGGCATCATTTACATGTCGGAACAAGCCGTCGCAACAGCGCTAAAACTTGAGGCGGCACGCTACAGAAACGCGTCGTCGGCTATTCCTGCTGGAGTACTTCGACAAACAGGTGGCGAACCGTTAAGCGCACAAGAACTAGCAGATTTAGCGGCAGCGTTTAACGCGGCACGCGAAACAAACCAAACAGCCGCATTAAACGAATTTGTTACCTACACAGAAACATTGACATCACCTGACAAAATGCTGTTGATCGATAGCGCCGAATTTCAGGCTATGGAAATGGCCCGATTGTGCAACATTCCGCCTTACCTTGCAGGCATCAGCGTCGGATCGTATTCGTACCAGTCATCAGCCGAATCGCGCATGGATTTGTGGACATTTGGCGTTCGCGCTTATGCGGATTGCATCGCTGGCACACTTAGCCAAAACAATGTGCTACCTAACGGCACCTATGTCGAATTTGATGTAGAACAATATTTGAAAGGCGAATATTCAATGGACGAAATGCGCGAAACAACCGAAACGGAAAGTGTAGTATCACCATCATGATCAAATTAGTCCCCTCACAGATCACGGTTGATGCGGCTGCGGCAGACGGATTGCCGCGCCGATCAATCAGCGGCGTTGCAGTTACCTACGACGAAACAGCAACAGTTTCAGACGGTACACGAGTAAGATTTTTGCAAGGGTCGTTACCAGTCACGGGTCGCGACCCGAAACTTTTTGGACAGCATGACAGCAACCAAATCATTGGCAAATTAATTGAACGCGTAGACACACCACAGGGCATGATGTTCACAGCCAAAATCAGCGCCACACGATTGGGCGACGAATATTTGACGCTTGCAAATGACGGCGTTATTGACGCTGTATCTGTTGGCGTAAATCCAATCAAATTCAGTTACGACGACGACGGCACAATGATCGTCGAATCGGCCGAATGGACAGAATTATCGCTAGTCAGTCAAGGCGCATTTAGCGGCGCCTTAATTGAACGGGTCGCGGCCAGCAAACCAGCCGACGAGAGTATCCACGAAACACCAACAGAACCTGCTATACAATCAGAACAAGACACAACAAAGGAAACAGACATGACCGACAAAATCGAAGCACCAGTAGTTGAAGCAGCAGCAGCAACTGTTGACAAACTTTGGGCACAACCAAAACAAGAATTTAAAATGCCATCAGCAGGCGATTACCTTGCCGCGATGCACATTGGCGGCGATACATTCCGCAAAGTTAACGACGCTTACAAAGCAGCATTAGGCAAGCAACAGACAGCGTTGCAAGCAGCAGCAGGCGACATTCTTACAACCGACACGCCTGGTTTGTTGCCAGTTCCAGTTTTGGGACCGTTGTTTCAGGACCTAAATTTCGTTCGTCCAGTTGTTTCAGCATTAGGCGCACGCGCTATGCCGAACACACCAAGCAAAACATTTATTCGACCAACGATCACGACGCACACTTCGGCCGCAACACAAACCGAAGGCGTTGCCGCATCAGCAACAACGATGGTGATTGCATCAAACACAGTTACAAAAACAACTGTTGCTGGTCAGGTCACAATGACTTATCAGGACATGGATTTCACCGATCCAGCAGCCATGAATTTGGTTTTGAATGACTTGGCTGGCGAATATCTGATTGCAACTGACAACATCGCAGCCGACAACATGGTTTCAGGCGGCACAGTTTCAGGTGTGACATGGACAGTCAACCAAACCGATCCGTCATCATTGATGACAGCGCTTTATGGTTGCGCGGTAAACATCGCAAGCATTTCAAACTATTTTCCGACGCATTTGTTTGTGTCGCCAAATGTTTGGGAATTGCTTGGCCGTCAGTTAGACAATTCGAAGCGTCCATTGTTCCCTGCAATTAACGGCAACAATGTCATCAGCCAAAACTCGATTGGTACAGCAGGTGCAGACTTGTCGTATTCGTCACTGAATCCACTTGGTTTGACTTTGATTGTTGACAACAATTTTGCATCAAACACAATGATTGTTGCATACGCGCCAGGTTATGAAGTTTACGAACAGCAAAAGGGCATCGTTTCGGTAGAAGTACCGTCGACACTCAGCCGCACATTCAGTTACTACGGCTATTTTGCAACATTCGTAGCAAAATCTGCGTTCCTGCAAAAACTAGCGCTGGCTTAGTCGTAGGCGGCAAAACCGCTTATGGCAACTTATAAAACAGCCACGAAACAACTGCTAGATAATTATGCGTGCATTTCTACACTTGAACCGTCAGAGATCGCATTAGGCGAATCAATAGCGGTTTCAGGTTTAGCAGCACCATTCACTGGAACATTCACAGTTTTAGCCTTACCGCAATACCAATTCGAAGGCGTTGATGCTGAAACTGGTGAATTTCTATACAACACAAATGTTGCCGTACCAAACCAACTGCTGTACGCATGCACAGGCACAGCAGTTGAATTTGTTGCAGACTATTCAGGTGTTGTTACATACACGCAGACCTGCACATGGATCACAGCAACAGACATCGAGGATTGGATCGGCATAGGCACAGCAACGGCAGGCGACACAACATTTCTAACAATTTGTGCGGCCGCTGCGAATTCTTTTTGTTACCGTCGCAGGCAGGAAGTCGGATATTTTGACAGCCTGACAACTGTGCCAAGTCAAGATGTCAAACTAGCAACCATCATGTATGGCGGCGCGCTGTACCGCCAACGCGGATCAATAACAGACTTTGCATCATTTGATGGCATGTCGACAGGATCAACCAACGGTCTGTCGCCATTGGTTAAACAACTGTTAGGTGTCGACCGTCCACAGGTGGCCTGATGCCTGTTGCATTCACCGATCTATTCAACGAGGCACTAGACGATCTGACAGCCACGCTGACAGCCGTTAGCGGCCTACAGGTAGTAAACGACCCTAGAAACCTTGTGCCGCCATGCGTGTTCATTGACGCGCCATCGTTTGACGCTTGGAACTACAACATCGTCAAATTAATGTTTCCCGTCAAAATCATCACGCTAGGGCCAGCGAACCTAGATGCACAAAGATCGCTACTCAACATCATGTCGAAGGTACTGGCGGCCAATATTGCCGTTACCGATGGCAGGCCGACTAGTACGCTTATAGGCGGCGTTGAATATCCAAGTTACGAAGTGACCGCAAATGTTCAAGCACAAACGGCATAGGAAACAAACATGGCAAATTACATAGTTACATCGGCAAGACTTGCAGGTTTTAAACCTGGCGATGTTGTCACCAGCGCCGATCTAGATGGCGTAAACATTGAAGCGTTAGTCGAAGGCGGCCATATATCCACACAGACCGTCAAAAAACCTGCTAAAACTAAAGACACAAACGAAAAGGAATAAAACATGGCAACCAGCGTTTATCTATCGAATCCGAATGTGACCATCAACAGCGTTGATTTGCGCGACCAATGCACCAGCGCAACATTGAACTATGTTTACGAACAACTAGAAACAACTGCGTTTGGTGACACAGCACGCAAGTTTGGTGGCGCAGCAGTCACATCGTTGCAAAACAACAGCGTTGAAATTGAACTGTATCAATCCTACGCAGGCAGCGAAACTGAGGCCACAATTTACGGTTTGGTTGGCATCACAACGAATATTGTGCTTGCACCAGCAACGGGAACAGCATCGGCAACAAATCCGATTTACACGCTGACAGGCGCTTACCTTGAATCGCACACACCGATCAACGCATCACTTGGCGAACTGTCAACAATCACGCTGACATTTACTGGTGGCGTTTTAACTAAATCAGTAGGCGCATGATCGCGCGGCATTGGCCGCTGAAAACTAACAAAACAAGCCAGCCTTATAAAGGCTGGACCGAGAAAGGCAACAAATGCAACT